CAAATCTTTGAACGTAAACATAGTCGTGCTGTCTTTAGAAAAAGCGGTCCGCGCTCCTGTGGGACCTTGTAGGAAGATCATCTCTCCTTCCTCGTACTCGTTCATCTGATGAGCGGTACAAGCGAGGAAATCCTTTCCTGCAATAGCAACTCGAATACATCCAGCGTTATCCTTCAACACTTTGTCCACACTTTTGAGCATCCAGCAACCACCCGTTGGCCATTTTGAGGCTGGTTGGTGCAGGCTGCCCTCTTTGGCAGTCTCGTAGCGACCCTCAGTTTCTTTGTGCATTTGCATAAGCTTCGCGAATTCAGTGTGAGTGATTCTCGCGCGACCTTTGTTTGTGTCGAATAAATGGCCACCTGGGTCAGAGCTGACCCATTTTGTGAGCTCAATACTGCTCGTGTTGCTGACCACAACTTCTGAGACATACTTGTGGTACACCTTAGTGAGATAGATCTTGCGACAGAGTTTATAAATGTAGCGCACGAAGCGGTACAAAACGTAAAGCTCAAGGAAGCCAAGGCAAATGATGCCAAACAAACATAGGTAGATGAGGGAAATAAAAACATCCACAGACATAACCAAAACAATCAGAGTTTGAGCTTGGTTGACTGTGAATCGCCAAGCTGAATAAGTGTACAACACAAAAGAACCAACAGGGGTTTGCACCAAAGCTCGAGACATTGCAGAATGGTGTTGGTATGCACGTAGCACAGCATCACAATTAGAATGGGTCTCATTTTGGGGCAATGTGTTGCACTCGATATACTGTTCAAGCAATTTCAAGGTCGTATTTGCAGGTCGTGAACGCAACTCATCGAATTCACGTTTATACGCCACAGTAAGTGTTGCGAGGTTTTCACAAGTAAAGCTGTCTGTGGGTGCAACGATCGAAGAATCAAGGCCGTGAGCCTGTTCATACCAGAAATTTGCTTCATTGACTGTAAAAGGGTCACCACACACCGGTGCCGGTTTGGTAAAAGCAGCGGGTGTGTGATTTGGTGAAAAGACACCCAACGGAGGTTGTGCGTCCAAGACAAGTGTCGCTCCAACAACTGGTGGTGTTTTGCCTGAAAGCATCAAAGCCACTAGTGCGAGATTGCGGAGCGTTCCAATTCGTAGTCGGGGCAAGCCAACATAGGCCAGCTTCGTCATCAAAGTTTTCGAGACGTGAGCCACGCCAAGGCCTGCAGCGCGCAACAATGCGTAGCCATGCGCGTTCGGAATGGATGAAATGACACTCAGAATGAGGGTAACCAACGCACGAAACGTTGCCTCACGAGACCACTTGTACGCCGTTTG